GGACAAGACCGTAACAATAAAAGCCATTTGCTGGAACATATCCATAGTGAACGAAATGATTTCGTTTTTGATACGTCTCATCTTCTGGCCTCCAGTTTCTTCTAATGGCAAGAACATTTTGGGTTCCTTTCTCAATTGTTACAATATAGGGAATTGCTAATCCTGTAGGATCGCCATTTTCATCTTTATGCTCGTACTCAGGGATATCTAGGTTTACCTGAATCTCATAAACCTTGTAGCGATTATCCATTGTTGCTGAGAAACCTTGCTGTTCTGCAATTTTCTTCTCAACTTCATCAAAATCTGAGGACGGTGTACCTAAATCTATGTCACGATAGAAGCCATCTATCTGTAAACGTAACATTTCATTCTCTGTTTTACGCATTACATGGGTAATACGCTCTGCAGTTTGTAGATTTGAGGCGCCATAGGGCACAATTAGCTCTTCAGCTGGTACATAAATGGAAGTTTGACGGTTTAAAGATGGGTCAAAGTAGACTTTTTTGAAGGCATTCCCTGCTAAACCCAAGCCCCAGCACATTCTTTCGTGTTCTGGCCTAAATTCTGGCATCAAATCCATGATCTGGTGGTTCATATCTTGCTGAACTCGGTCAGCAGACTTTATTTTTTCTGGAGTTTCCTTGCCAATTACCTTAGTTTTGACTGGGCCAGCTGCAGGAATTGACTCTGTGACTGTTTCTGCTTGGAATTTTACAACTGCTTCAGCTAAAAGTGGGTGGTAAACGCCACATGCGCCATCCCAAGGCTCAGATCTCTCTTCAATTTTCATGCCAAGAAGCTCTAAGCCATCAACATAAGTCTGAACCCAGTCTTTTCTTGAGTTAATATCAGCCTCAATGTCGCCAATCAAGTCGCCAGCTAGGGTTGCTAGGTATCTTTCAGATAAATATTCAGCTAAGTTGGCATCAAAATCATCTGGGCCTTCGCTTTCTGGCTCAATAACAATGTCCAAACCATCTGCATGTATCTTGACAGCTTCTGGATCTACAATTTCCACTTCAATTGGCTCTTGATTTTGAGATATTGCTTCTAAACCTTGAGGTGCTTCGTATAAAGATTTGTCAATTGCCATAATTTATCCTAATAATATCCTGATTTTTTTCTTTTAAATGTAACGGGGTCGTCTTTTTCATCTGAATCTAATCTAATAAACCCGCCTTTACGGAACCTAAGTAGTGCTTGCGTTGTCGAATCCACCAAGTCATCATGTTCTGAATTTGGAAATGATGCCATCTCTTCTATGACTTCATCTGCCCATCTTCTTGGTGGTGCCCACACCTTACCTGATGCAAACATATCCGCCACTGAGTTAACACGAGATATTTTATCATTACCTCTTGTTGGTACAAACTCTTGAACAGGGATGCCCATCTTTCTTAATTCAAATATTAGTGGCGCTCCTGATGCTTTAGCTTCCACAATAAAAGAATCTGGCTCCCACTCATTATACATTTCCATTGCTTTTCTTTTAAGGTCTGGAAATTCCATCCGTTCCTTATAAGCATCTAACAATATAATGTTTGCATTGTTTTGATCTTCTTCTAAATAGAAAACGCCCCATGTGGTGCATGCTGAATAGTCAGAACGTTCATTCTTAGTAAAGGCCGTATCCCAAGATTGAATAATAAACTCACATGGAGGGGCGCGATCCTGATCCCACACTTTCCACCACTCACGTTTAACTAAGGCACCAGCTTCTGATGTTGGTTCTTGTTGATACTGAGCTTGCCACTTAGATAAGGGAAGTTCATTACGCAACTTACACAATTCATCATAAGACCAAAACTCTGGCCACAAAGGTTTTTCTGATGGAAGTATAGCAGGAAGTTCAATAATCTCCCACTCATCTCCGTCTCTTTCTACCATACTTTTTAAAACACGGCCAGTTAAATCTCTTTTACTCCACCGTGTCATTACGATGACAATAGAACCACCAGGCTGTAAACGTTGACGAGGGCCAGATGAGTACCATTCAAACACCTTATCATAGACATCAGGATTGGTTGCAGCTAACGCCGCCTCTTGTTCTGAGTGAGGATCGTCAATGATAAGTAAGTCAGCACCCTTACCCGTCACCGTACCGCCCACACCAATCGCAAAGTATTCGCCATTCTCATTGGTGGACCAGCGGCCCGCTGCTTTCGAGTCTTGACGCAAGCTCACGTTGGGAAAAATTTTTGAGTAGGTTTCCCCATCTAATAAGTTACGCACCTTACGACCAAAGCCTACGGCAAGTTCAGCTGTGTTAGAACATTGAATGATCTTCTTTCCTGGGAACCTTCCTAAGAACCATGCAGGCAATAGAAAAGAAGCAAACTCAGATTTAGTATGACGAGGTGGCATGTTAATGATTAACCGCTTTGTCTTGCCCGCTGCAATCTCTTCAAACTTCTTCGCCATCAAAGCATGGTGTCTTCCATGAATAAAAGCAGGCCACATGGCTTTAACAAACTCCATGAAGTGCACTTGGCCCTTTTCCCGTAACAAAGAATCTTTGTATGCTTGCGCCATCGCCATTAGGTTATCTCTATCTCCTTCAGGAAGACGGTCTATAAACTCTTCTAGGTTCATTCAATATCCCTAATCTTTATATAAGCAGGACGAATGCTACGGGCAGTTCCTTTTATCCCTTTGCAAACCCCAAGTTCTACAAGCCGCCACATTTTACGGCTTACATTACCACGGCCCATCTCTCCAGATAGATACATCACATCATCCACAGAGGGACCATAGCCATATCTCTTCCAATACTCATCTATTACCATATAAATTGTTTTTTGTGCTGGTGTCATTTTTGTACCTATTGACTGTCAACTAAAAATATATACCCCCCACCCCTAAAACACTTGACTGTCAAGGGGGGGTGTTTCCCTGTACCGTAACCATGTTACAGCAGGAAAATTTTGTAGGGGGGTGGGGTGTTTGCGTAGAAACGCCTTGGGGGCGTATTCGGGTGTGCGGATTACTATGCAAGGGCGGACACGTGCGCAAGGCCTGAAAAAGGGGGTCGGGGGTGCGTGGGGGGGGTGTTTTTCCATACCTTATAAGCCCTCCGCCTGTTTGTCATCCTCTTGACTGTCAAGCGCTTGACTGTCAACCATCCCAGCGTCTGGGCTTGCCTGATCGTCTGGCCTGCCGTCCCCCGCGATCTCTGCCAGCAGATCATCGGCGCTAGTGTATTCAGCGTCTATGGCCTGCGAGTTATCAATGGCCAGCTTGAGGGATTGCAGGAGCTTGGATCGCATGTCTTGGCTGTCCGTAACCTGCACGACCTCGCGCCGTTCCGTGAAGAGTGCGACCTCTGTAATCTTTCCCAGCAATTCCAGCGCCTTTAATCTCTGGGCTGGCTTGACCTCAGTATCTAGCGCCAGCTGGGTCAGGTTATGGATCGTGAGCGCCCTTAAATGTAGGGGGGTTGTATATTTCTGAGCCTCCAGCGCCAGCTTCTGCGCCTCGATCATGCTGGATATCTGAGGGTTTTGTGTCAACTTGTAGGCCTCGCTCGCTTGCGTCTGAGGTTTGGCCTTGCTGTCTGGGTAAGCTGATCGGTAAGCCTTCGCTTTAGGCGATCCCTTTGCAACCTCTTCCGCGAAGCGTTTTTGTTTGGTTGTCAGGGTTGAGTTATTACCCAGCAATAGCTTATCTACTGGCAGGGTCTGAAGGCCTTCTCTGATCTGGGCGCGGGTCAACTTCATAGGTATATAACGGGGTTGTTCATAATGAACAATTCATAGCACAGCATCTGGAAGGATGGCAACAAGTTATTAGATATGATCTCTTACTATAGTCTTTGCATCTTTTGGACTGTTTCGCTTCGCTATCAACTCCCCCGATCGGTTCGGCCGCCGAAGTGACCAGGACAAAAACACACCAGGACAAATCCCCGTGAAAGCCTGATTTTAAGCTATGTCATAGCATAGGCACGTGTGAGATCGTGGCTTATACGGCGATTGTGCAAGCCCTAAATAGGCATCTGGGCGGATAAATGACTAGATCAACTCTTATGCCAGATGGACTGCTTCGCTTCGCTGGTTGGTTTCAATCTCTCAGGATCGGGGCTTTAAAAACACTTGACTGTCAACTATTGAAGAGCGATAATCTGCGAGCAGGTGGTTTTACCTGCTATCAACTAATGAGAGGGCAAACAATGGAACAAGATCTAGTGTTGTTAATAGTAAACGGCCGACAAGCAAGTGACGCGATCCCTGAACATGAAGCGCACGAGCTGGCGCACATGATGGCGGACGATCTAACCGAGCAAGGGAAAGAATGTTGCATCGAGCTGGTTAACGTGTCACAAGTTATGCGCGATTGGGCGCGTGAAACTGCATATCTAAACTAAGGGGGCGGATCATGGCATCAGTTAAAGGGCAGGGAAAGAAGGACTACATCTTCATGTGGGAGGGCAAAGCCTCGCGCTTGCTAACGATCGGGCAGGCCGTCTGGCTTGTGCTGGACTTCCAAAAGCGCGGACAAAAGGCGGATTTTTGTCATTACACGGCTTTTATGAGCTGGGACGCTAAGAGTAAGACTTATCAACCATACAAGGGGGCAAATCATGTGCATTTATAAAGATCAAGGTTACACCAATAGACGCGAATACCTAACCAGCTTGGCCGATGATTATGGCTTGCCTGTAGGCATCGTTTTTGAGCTGGCTGGCATGCTGGGGCAGATAGAGGATTTTGACGGCCTTGTGACGGCCTGCGATGATTACGCGCAGTTTAATTATATCTAGTGTTATCTCTAAGCGCCTTGCGGGGTGCTTAGGGGCTAATATTGGCCGATAAACTGAGGGGCAACAAATGAACGCAAGAGCTTATGTAGGGACTTATGCAAAATACAATGAGGGTTCAATTGCTGGGGCGTGGATCGAGCTGGAGGGCTTCACGGATCAAGAGCAATTTTTGGCCGTGTGCGCTGAGCTTCACAAGGATGAAGAAGACCCAGAGATCATGATCCAAGACTATGAGGGATTCCCTAAGCGCTTTTATTCTGAAAGCGGGCTGGATGATGATCTTTTCGAATACTTAGCGCTGGATCAGGACGAGCGCGAGCTGATGGACGCCTATTTAGACGCTGGCTTTGATGGCGATCTATCGGACGCACAAGACCGCTTGTCTGGGCGCTTTGATAATGACAAGGACTTCGTGCAAGAGCTTCTCGAAGACACCGAGCCTTACTTGCGCGATCTTCCGCATTACATGATTATTGACTGGGAGGCAACCGCGAGAAATATCATGTTTGACTATACCAGCTCGAACGGCTACTACTTTAACAACTACTAAGGGGCAACAAATGAGTGAAAATACAGGGTTCAGGTTACGCGTGGGGGATTTTTGCGCTAATGGCGCGGAGGTGCTGGCCGTGTTTATGGATGAGATCGAGGGCGTGGTGCTGGCCACATGGAAGCAGGAGTTTATTACTTGGGTCTTTCCAACTAATAACCAGCGATCCACCGCACACGGCAATTATCATATGTTCAACCTTGATAAGGAAGGGGACGAGCGCGAGGCCTACAAGCGGGCGCGTGAGGACTTCCTCGACCGCGTGGGACAAATCCATAGGAGGGCTACACGATGAGCGATCTAGGCACGGTTCAATACGTGGACGGCAACGACTACCACCCAGCATTATTAAAAGATCTGAAGAAGGGCGATTTTTTCGTGCGTAAAGCTGGAGCTAAACGGGTTTATACGCGCGGGGATTATGAGCGCGGAAGCAAGACCTTTTCATGCAACGATTACACGGACTTTAACCGCGAGATCTTTTTAAGAGGGGACACGATCGTCTTTGTTGATTTTACATACTAGGCTAACTGATGATGGCTTGATGAGCCGAAACGCGCGGGAGCGCGTCTTAGTCAATAACTTAAGGGGCAACAAATGGAAGACATAAGCATTTTCAAAAATCACGCGGGAGCGCTGGAGCTTTCCGCGATCATCTACGGCCACAGGGTAGCAAAAACTTATTATTTTTATTCCAGACGATCAGCGCTGGCCGATTTTAAACAATACTTAAGGGGTTACAAATGAAACAATCACAACTTAACGCGGATCTGGGCGGGCAAGTGATCATGAGCGCTGGCAAGTATACGCTGGAGCGCACCAAAGACGGGGACTTGGTTATTACGGACGGCTGGAGATCGGACTGGATCTTTTTGTATAACTATTGTGGATGCTGGGCGCATGACGGGGTTTTCAGTATTAGAAAAGAGATCAGGCGCAAAATTGACCAAATTGCAAAAAATGAATGGAATAAATTTTTACAAGGGGCTAAACAATGACTTCAAAATCAATAAACAAAATTTTAGACTGCCACCCGCTGGCGCATTTATTCATTATGTCAGCGATCCACAAGCTGGCCGATGAGGTAGCAAAAACGAAAGGGGAAGACTACCCAGAGCGCGGGATCGTGGACGGCTACGCGTGGGTTGAGGCAGGCAAGCGCATCCAGCACCTATTGAATGAGGGCAAATAATGCGAGAGCTTAGATCAGTATTAAATGATTATTACTTGGAATGGCGCAACAATTACCTTACACCTGAAATTTTTGCAGAACATAACGGGTTGACACTTGAGCAAGCCCTTTCACTATTGGAAGTTATGAAAGAGGTTTTTTATTCACCGCATCCCGAAGCATAGGCTAACTGATGATGGGGTTATTCCTCGAAACCTGCGGGAGCAGGTCTTAGTCAACAATTAAGGGGCATTAAATGAAATACTTTGTTTTGCATAATGGGCGCTGGCATAAAGCGCGTAGACATTGGGATGGGAGCATTATTTATCAAAATACTTGCTACCCGATTGATAGCGATCTAGTGAAAGTGAGGGTTTAACATGGCAACATTTAGATTGACGGCCAGCGAGATCATGCACTATGAAATTGATATTGAGGCCAACACAACAGAAGAAGCGATGGAAATTGTTTTAGAGAAGGATTACAAACATTGGACAACTTACGATGCTGAAGGCTGGCAAATTGATACTGTTACGGAGGTTACAGAATGAATATCCACAGAAGGATAGCAATAGAGAAGGCCATATACGCGCGGATCGTGCAGGACGCGCTGATTATGGGTTATAAAATTAGTGTTTTCGATGGTGAAGAATACGCGCTGGAGCAATCCAGCGATTACTTTGAAATTATTTACGCTGGCTTTTCAACTGATGAGGATACGCTGGTATTTTTTCTTGATGATAAGCGCATGGGTTTTGTTTACTTGGTATACGGGAATACAGGCTGGGATGTTGTAAGCGATTATACGGCCACACAAGGGATCGAGGCCATATTAAAAGGCGCTGAAGATCTAGCCAACTACTTAGAAAGCATCTCATGAGAAACAACGAAACGTATGTTTTTATGGCGATGGCTGTAATTTATTGCGTATTGGTAATACTTGCATGGTTACTCACCCCTTAGCAGGGGTGGAGTATTTATTTATTTATTTGAGATTGGACTGGACGAAAAATGAGGGAAATTACTGTGAAATTGGTAAATTTTGAAGAGCTGGACGATGCTGGGAAGGCCAAAGCCATTGAGCGCTATCGTGAACACCATGATTACTTTTGGTTTGATGAGGCGATAGGGTGCATTGAGGCTTTCGTAAAACATTTTGGTGGCAAGATTCATGACTATTCTATTGGTGAATATCAGCGCT